GACGCTGAGGCTTGAGCCAAGGTGACGAAGGGAGAAACATCTGCGCCATCCAAACTATAACCACCTGCGGTTAATGCGGTATATGTAGCAAAAGCCGTATCTAACGCTGTATAAGTAGCGTAGGTACTGCCGATATACCAATACTTTCCTGAAGCAAGAATCTTGTCTGTTGTCTGATTGATTAAAACATCTAAAGCAGTAATGTTGGTTTCAAGACCCGCAAAACTTGTTTCATCAATAGCCTGTACGAAGTTTTCAGTTAATGTAGGAGTAGGGCTAAGGTCGGCTAAATCTAGTGAACCAGCAGTCGTATAAGGCACCGAAATCGTGTATGTACGCCCTCCTGCGAAGGATTCTTCAACGGTATAGACAAAAGGGTTAGGTACAACATCAGGGTCGTTTGTAGCGGGTAGAGTGACCGAAAAGGCACCTGCGCTAAGAGGAACTACAACGCTGGACGGAGCAACCATTTGGTCATCCGTACCATTACGAAGAACTTCTCCGAGGGTAAAACGAACCTGTCCAGCAATAGCCGAGCCTTCATAGTTCACATAATTACCTGTGATAGTTACCGTGGTTAATGATGCGGCGAGAGCCATTAAGCACCTACCAAAAAGAATAAATCAAAACCTGAAGCAACAAGATTTTCTGCTGTTTGCTTAGATGTTAAAGCACTACTAACCGCGGTTGATAATAAAGCAGTATTAGTTGAAGCCTCAGTTGTTGCAACTTCTAAATCTGTTAATAAAGTATTAGCGGTATTGTATCGGGCAATGGGTACATACGGTTCAGCCATTTTAGACCCCCATCATCATCAACTGGTTAGTGTTGTAATTTTCTAAAGCACCTGCCGCTTTGGAAGCATCGGTGGCATAAGTTCCTGCATCATCGGCTTTGTCATCTGCGTCTACGACTAGAACACGGATGCTGTTAGAAGTGTTGTAACGGGTCAATAGAGCCTGATAAGCGTCCACCGATACATAAGACGCCGCTTCAGCCGAGCCTAGTGCTGGAAGCAAGTCTGCAAGGTTTTGAGTGGTACCTGCTACTGATAGCGGTAGAGCCAACTCGATTGTGCGTCCGCCTGTGAAATTCTCTTCAAAAGTATAAATAAAAGGTTGAGGTGTTACATCTGTATCGCTAGTTACAGGAAGGACAACAGTAAAAGAACCAGTAGCATCAAAAGTTTTTTGGATTACAACAGGAATGATAATTACATTCTGCGTAACTTCTTTTAGAATCGTTTGCGGGGTGATATTGATTGAGCCACGAACAGGGTTACCGCTCAAATCTACATAAGTCCCAACAACCGTACAGGTTGATAATGTTGTCGGTAAAGCCATTTATCAGGTACCTTGACGAAGGATATTTACATTCTGTGTGCTTGAAGCAACCACAGCATAGAGTTTTTCATCATCCTGAAGTTCAATGCTAAAAGAGATTCCAGCGGCTAATAAGAAGCCATAACTGCTAGTTGTTACTCCCTCGCCACCAAGGTAGACAGTTGCTCCACCTGAAGGGTTCTGAACATTGATAGTCTGACCGTCTTTACCATCATAATCTGAGGTAAGTTTGGTTGCAGTAGTTCCTACTGAAACGATTGCGTGTGATACAGCCATATAAACTCCTAAGAAAGAGAAGGGCGACCCATTTTACCGAATCGCCCCCCGTGCTATTCAGCGACTTCTTTTGTTTTCTTTGTAGCCTTTGGCTTTGAAGCCTCTGCTACTTCTTCAACTACATCTTCTTCAATCAATTTGATGTAGCGATTATTAGCCAAAGACTTAGCGTGGCGCCAACCTTTGACTTCTACGATGTCTCCAGCCACAAGTTTGCGACCATCAACAATCATTGATTTAAGAATTTGTGCTTTCATATTATTCGGTTGTATCAATCCACACATAAGAGAATGTGCGAGCAGTATCGTTGATAGCGCTACCTGTTGGGTTGTAAAGATAAATTGTAACTGTGTTTGCCGCTGTAATTGCCGCTCCACAGAAAATCAAATCATCGTTCAAATCGGCTGGTGGATTCACAATAATGATGTCAGTTGTAGCCGCACCAGTTAGTGTGAAAGTTACCGAACCACGGGTTGTTGCATTGATAGAAGCAGGGTCTACTGAAGCGGTTCCAAAATCAATTCCGTAAACCATTTCGTTTGTGCCAACTTGCAACGCACCAACAGCCGCCTCACCTTTTGTAATTCTTAGAGGGTTTGACATTTATTTTCCTTTTCTAATAAAGGAAGGGAGTGAGACCGTCAAAAGTCCCACCCCCTTCTTTTTAACTAATTAAGCGACGATTGTATTCCAAAAGTAGCCAAGGTCAGAAGAAATAACTTTGTTATCGAAAGCCATTTCTGCTTCAACACGGTCTGACTTAATGGATTCCATACGGAACTGTGAAGTTCCGATTGTTGCGCCAAGTCCACCTGATACGCCAGTCCATGCGAATGTGTATCCAGCGGAAGGGGTTAGTAGCCCAGGCTGAGGAGCAACATGGCAAAGAAGAGCCTTCTTGCCGTGAGCGAAACCGTATGCTTCGGTAGCGCCTTCGTTGTTTGTAGCCTTGACTGCCTTAGCAACCATAACGCGAGGAATGTCGAACATTGCGGCTAACATATCGGTTGTGATTGTCTGTGAAGATGTGTACTTGATGCGGTCTACAAGGTCAGGGTGATTCTTTAGTGACTTGAATACATCGTATCCAAGAACCAAAGTGTTCGCTTCCATTCCTGTGTTTCCTAGGATTTCTGCCTTACCATTTTCAATATCTGAAATTGGGTCAGAAGAAGTGTAATCACTCCATTGCTTTGTTTCTCCTGAAGATGGAGCGCCTGATACACCTGTTACATCGTCAGCCCATACACCAGTTCCGAAGAAATCGGATACCCATTGTAGTTCACGACGAAGCATTAAACGGCGAGTTACGAACTCTGTTGCCTCACGAAGAGGGTTTAGAGGAGCGTCTGCGTTAGCAACAGTTTGGTCATCAACATCCTTGTGGAAAGCCCACACATCTGCTGAATATGTTCCTGTTGAAAGATTGTAACCGCCACCAGCAGATTCAGTTCCAGGCGCACGGCGTTGAGCCTCATCGCGGAACCAATCGTTCTTGGTGTAGGTAAAGTATTTATCGCTCTTCTTATCGACAGGGATTACTGGGAATACCTTGTCAGCGATAAAGTTGTCTTGGTTCTGTAAGTAAGCAACCGAGATGTTTGTAAGGATTGCGTCCACATGGACGGAATTGATATTTGGCTGTGGCATTTTTTATTTTCCCCCTTATGCCGCTCTGCCTGGATTAGCGCAGTTGATTACGGCGGTTACGATGTTTCCATCTGCCGCAGATTCGGTCAGAAGAGTTCCAACAACATACTTAGTGGTATCTGTACCAGCAACCAAGGCTACTGCCTTGCCTGTTGCAGATGTGCCAACAAGTGCGCCTTCGCCGATTGCCGCTCCCGCAACAATCTTTGTTCCACCGACAACAAGCACTTCTGCTTCCTGTCCTGAAGTTGGAGCATTTTGTAGTACGCCGATTGGAATATCGGTTGCGGCTGCCGCGGCAACTGCTTGTCCTGATGAATCCAACTTGACGAATGTGTATTGCTTACTGGAAAGGTCGGCACCTGCAACGAGGGTGACCTTTACCGAGTAATTGGAGATTTCGTATGCCATGGTTTAGGCACCTTTCTCGGATAGGTATTGGCTGTAAAGGTCAGGGTTTTTTGACGCAACATCAGCCATCGCCTGTGCGAAAGACTTTGCTACACCCTCTTCAACGGCAGACTTAGCAAGCGTAGTCATACGCTCATAAGCATTACCTGATTTGAAGTCCGCGGACTTGCCGATTTCCGCAAAAATTGATGCTGATTCAGCCTGAGCATTAACAGAAGAAAGAATCTCTTCAACGCTCTTTGCTAGTTCTGAATCTGTTTCAGACAAGCGACGAAGCGCTGGTCCAACTTTTTCAGCATTGATGTTGAGGTTAGCCCAACCCTTTGCCTTTTCGACTGCTTGAGCATCAGCACGGGCAATGCGCTCTTTACGAAGTTCAGCGGTTGCCTCATCTGCTTGCTTTTTTAAGTCTGTAATCATTTTAACAACTGAAGTAGGAGCGGATTTTAGATATTCCTCTTCCTCTTTCTTAGGTTCCATTGAATTCTCGTCAATCGCCATTTCAACTTCGACTTCAGGCTTCATTTCCTTTTCGGCGAGTTTGGCTTCGAGTTCAGCGATACGGGCTTGCGCCGCCGCTAATTCTTCCTCAACGGTTTTTTCAACCTTATCTTCAGTTGCCTCGGTAGTTTTCATATCCTCCATAGTGGAGTCCTCCTTGGTCAGCGATTTGTCGAGAACCCTCTGAACTTCAGATTCGGATGCTGACTTCATTACAAGCCAACCTTCATGTAAGTGCGCTGGATGGTCTACGCCACTCGTTTCCTCAATGGCAAGATTCACCATTTTGCGGGTACGGGGTTTTGCCAATTTATGCTCCTAACAAACTAGAGGTAAGTTTTTTTAGCATAGGGCTAATAAAACTAACCTCGGGTCTTGACAGATGAAGAATACCATAAGTGTAATTCGAGCCTTTTATTGGTTAGCCATAACCCTTGTCTTAGCCAAGGCTTCAATCAAATTTGGCGATACCCACATCGAAAAAGGGTTTTCATTAGCCCAAAAACGAGCCAATCTAAAGTGATAATCAGTTTGGTCTATCTTTGTCCATACGAAAAAGGCTTGAGCATCGTTGGGCAGATTGACTTGGATTCCAGCATACCCAGGCGGGGTTGAAACTCTTTGAGCATCAAGATTCATTGACTTAAGAATGTTCATTGTGTCGTCAATGATGCTAAACATTAGTTCTTCTTTCTAGGATAATCCATTGTATCCATCCACTTTGGGTCATCCGCATCTAACTCTTCAAACTCTTCTTCAGAGTCGTCTTTGTACGGAACAAAATTAGGTTTTGAATTTTTAGGCTCTGAAGAATCTTCACCCTCAGAATCATCTTCGCCGTTACCTGAACCATGGCTTGATTGGTCGTGGTCGCCGTGCTTTTCAACTTCTGTCTTACTCAAGGTAGACATCTTATGTCCAACTTTTCTATCTGTTGGTTTTCCGTCTTGATACAGAACAATTAAAACAGCGGGGTCATCTTCTGTTCCCGTAATGCTAAATGATGAATCAGGAACATTGATTTTGCCCGAGCGTTCAATTCTCAAAATCTTACCGTCGGCACTACCGCCTGAAGCATCCCATCGGACTTTATCTCCGACTGAAAAAGCCTTAGTTAGTTCTAGTTTTTTTTTAGAGCAACTGCCTCATTGATGGACTTACCCATACGGCGCATTGCTTCCATAACCATTGACTTTGCGTATCCGCTAAGACCCTTGAATCCGAACTTTTTGACATCTTCTTCAATCATCTTAAATTCATCTTCGTCCATACCAGCCAAAGGTCCCTTACGAAGTTCCGCTAACATTCGTGAATCTTTTTTCATACAGTCTCTTCCTTCTTAGGTTTTTTCTTTGACGGGGACATTATTGTATCAATATGCACATCTGACACCGTTGGGTCATTCTTTTCTAAGTCTATATCAACGAATAAACGCTCGGCTTTTCCACCGATTGAATAACCGCGAATCTTTCCTTCGCTTACCATTTCCCAAGCCCAAGGCTCCCAAATCACACCAAGAAAAACTGTGTTGGCTGGATAGGTATGTTGATACTCCTGACCTTCGGGAGTCTTGATAGGAACGGTCAATGAATATGGGAACGCCATAACCTCAACCCATTCTCCAGCAACTACATCACGGTTATGTTGTAAACGGATACGACGGTCATTGCTTCGAACATAATCCCAAACTGCTCTTTGTAATTCATCGGAATCTGTCCACTCTCCGTGAGCATCTTCCATATCAGGGATGTACATTGCTCCAAGCGTGTAACGCTTTTCGCCTTCGGCTTTCTGTAAGTCAAACTTGCCTAGAGCCTTTGTTGCGCTTTCAGTAAAGACATCAGGAAAAATCTGTCGGGCTACCTCTTCGGTAACTTCTTGGAATTCACCTTCGCCTTGAACTAGATAGCGCACAACATCAGCGTCGGGATTGTCTACCCAACTCTTTGTACGAATATCCCATCTGTCCTCGACCATGGATGTTTCTCCGCGCTCGAAACGATAAATGTTTATCGCCTCGCCATTCGCGCCTAGTTTTGCAAAATACCGCATACGGCTATACCTCCTCTCGTTATTGTCCACATAATATCAACCCCAGTTGATTTAGTCAATCCTGCTTGCTGAGCGGTTTCAAAAGTCTGAGTTACCAAGGTTCCAAGCGTTAAAAGTTTGCCCATGTTGGCTGGACGAGGGATAGCCTTAGCCTTATCAACCATTCTGTCCCAAATGGCTCGGCGCTCTGTATTGTCTTTAGAAGTACGGTAAGTCTCATAGTCAGTATGTAAATCAACTTCCTTAACTCTATGAGAGTTTGGAGTGTGAAGTTGTAGTTCTACCTTTACCCCGTCTTTGCTTATCTTGATATTGGTGCCGTCATAAGGGTCACCTGCTTGCCAAAAGTTTTTAACCGATTCAACTTTCCAACCAGTTTTTTCTAAAGCCTCTACTGTCTTTTCAACACCATCTGTGTAATTCGCTTCATCAACATTGAGTGTATATCTAACACCATCAGAGATTGCTCTAGCCGCCGCTTCTCTGTCTCCGCCATGGTCTTTCTCGGCATCAGCATCAATCTTGCGAGCAAGAGAATCTGTGGACTTTAATCTTTGTTCAAGAGAACTCTTGCCATCTAGTTCTGCAAAATCAGCATCAATAGTTTTAGCAATGCCTTCCATCAAAGATGTAATTACTGGCTCTACTGCTTCAGCATCTCTTCTAAGTCTTTCGGCTTCTTTAACCGCGGCAGGGCTTCGCTCTGATGATGCAGGTTTATCAGGTGCCATAGCGGGGCGACCACTCGAACCCTTATCTTCTCCACCACTACTTCCGCCATCCCGATTTCCGTGGTCGGCTTGGTCGTGGTCTCCGTGCTTTTCAACTTCGTTTTCATATCGTTCCACCATTGATTCTGCCCAAGCGAATCCAGCATCTCCGCCCCAAGCGTCCCAAGCAACTCGACCACCGCTAGGAAAACCTTTTTCTCCACGGGTAAAGCCAAGTGCTGTTTTATCTCCTTGATGCCTAGAAAAAAAAGATTTCATTCGCTTCAATGTTTCAACAGAAACACTTTCGCCTCGGGCTAATTGACCCGCTCTCGTTCTTCCAACTCTTGTAAATCCACCACCAGCAAGCCCAGCATCAATCCATTCGATTGCTCGTTGCGCCGCATCTCTTACTGATTGAGGAGGAGCAAAACTATCTTCGGCTTTTGTAACTGACTCAATACGCATTTGATAGCCATTGATAGTAAAGAAAGTTTTGATGTTACCTTCAGTCTCACCCGTGGCTTTAATAACATCCAAGACTGCTTCGGCTGGTAATCCGCCAAGGCTGGTTAGGTCTACATTGTCGATTGAATCGACAAGAATCTCGTACTTGTCCCAATCATCTTTAGGGCGCTCCATCTTGCGCCGAGCCATCTCATTGAGGATAGTGTGATGAACCTCTATGGTCGCGGGATTGGCTTCCGACTTATGGACACGCTCATGCGACGCCTTGAGTTCTTCAGCGCTTAGATGAATTAGTTTAGGAGCAATATCCGCCATGCGTTAAGGATAGCGGATAGAATTACTACTCGGGTTTATTTCCTTGAAGTATGGTTGAAATCTCATCCATGACCTTTGCCTCATCTTCATCAGAGGCACCAGTTTCAGAGGTAAACTTAACTCCCTCTTCCCACTTGGAGTAAGCCTCTTGAATGGCTTTTATTTTATCGCGTCTGCTCATAGTTTAATTATACCCCAGTTTATTTGTTTCCGCCACTTGGCGCTGGTTTTTCACGGGATGTTCCGTCGTAAATCAATCCGTCACCGTCGTGGTCAATAGGACCATCCATTAGTTTTTGACCTTCGGGTGTTAGCACTTTGACATATTTCATGTTAAGACTAGCCATCAAAGTTTTTCCCGCCCATTCTTTAGCCCCAGGCGTATAACCGATGTTTGCGAAGTCGGCAGGAAGAGGAAACCTCTCATCTTTCATATCTCTAACTCCGTCATACATAGGCTCGCTTGAAGGAACATACCCATCTAAGTATCGACCCATCAAATTATCAAATTCAATTCGCTCGGGTGTTCCCTGCTCAAATCTATTGTTTGCGGAGTCAATTAAGGCTCTAGCATTTTCGCGTAAGTATTCAGGGTTAAAATCATAACCTGCTCTTGCCCAATGTCTACCGCCATCCATAGCCGTTGAAACTTCAATGTATCCAAACCCTCTTGCTACATACCAAGCCTCTGAATTTTGAATAATTTCTTTACCAAAGCCTGTGCCTTTATAGTCATCCTCTTCAATGACAAGGGCTAAATGCTCAACATTCCAAACACCATTTTCTTTGAAAAACTCTCTTTGCATAAAACCAACTTGCTCGCCATCTTCGTTAGTAATGTTTCCGTCAATAATGATGGACCCGTCGCCTCTATACCCAACTTGTGCGTCATAAATTTGTGAAGAAATAGTGCGCTCTTCTCCATCCATATTGTCACCAGTATGTGTAACTCCGTAAACCTCATCAAAAAATGGCGTTAGTTCTTGAGCGCTTACACCAAACTCGCCTGAGTCCATACCTGCCGCTAATTCGGTTAGCGTGTCTCTTTGAGACTCTATGTAAGTTTCAATCATTTCGCGTTGAACATCTTCGTAGATAGTTGCTTTTTCTTGCTCGGTATATTCATGATTTGGAAATTCTTCTTGTAAGTTACTCAGACGATACGCAACTAACGAATCAATTCCTGAAGTCGCATCAAGGTAAAGGTCTTGGTCATTTTCAACGATTAGTTTTAACTGCTCGTCAGTTTGGCTGTACGCACCTGATTCTTTGATGGCACTTTCTAAATCTTCAACGCTAGGACCTTTATCTCGCATTTCTTCAACGCGAGCAATTTCTTCTTCCGTATAGCCTCTAGCCCAGTTACCGTGTTCAGACTGGTCGTGTTCACCATGTTTTAATACGGGTTTTAACCCATAATCAAAGTAAATTACTTTGAGGGTTTTGCTAACTTCGCCCAAATCTCTTTGGCGTAAGCGTCTATCTGTTCGTCTGTCATGTTCGACATATCGGGCAGTTCTACTGCTTCGAGTTTTT